CTCGACGGGTGCGGTCATGGCGCTGTACGGCAACATGGCCAACAGCTCCTACTACGGCGTGCGGCAGTCCATCGAGATCGCGAGCAGCGATCAGGTGAACTTCCTCAGCGACCAGACCGTGATTCGCGCGGTGGCCAGGGTTGCAATCGCGCATCCGAACCTGGGCACCTCGACCGTCGCCGGGCCGGTCATCGGCCTGGTCGGTGCGTGAGCCTGACGGCTTGACGTGATGTGCAAACTGGGCGGGCCGCTCCACAACGGGGCGGCCCGCTCTCTTTTTGAGGTAGCACATGATCGTCCGCGTGGGTGGTACTGAGGCCGACGTTCGGGTGGAGGCCATCCTGTCGATGCCTAGGCTGTCGTTCACGGCCAACCACTTCGCATGGGCTCAAGCACTCATGCCGCTGGGGATTCGCCCCACGATGGGCACGGGCGCGTTCTGGAGTCAGGTGAACACCCGCGTGATGGAGCAGTTCATCGACAAGGCCGAGTATCTGCTGACCATCGACTACGACACGTTTTTCACAAAGGAAGACGTGGAGCACCTCTTCGCGATGGCGATGACGTTCCAGTGCGACGCGCTGACCGGATTGCAGACGAAGCGGGAAGACGGCCGCCCGATGCTGACGCTACCGGGCACGCTCGACAACCCGCCCGAGGACGGCAAGACCACCCTGCCTGCGTCGTGGTTTGCGGAGCCCGTGCAGGAAGTGGACACGGCCCACTTCGGGCTCACGGTCATCAGCACGGCCGCCCTGAAGAGGTGCAAGAAGCCCTGGTTCTGGTCGAAGCCCGGACCGGATGGCTCGTGGAACGACGGCCGCGTGGATGATGACATCTGGTTTTGGCGGAACTGGCGGGAGAGCGGCAACCGCGTCTTCATCACGCCGCGCGTCGTCTTGGGCCACGGCGAGTATGTCGTGACGTGGCCGGGGCAGAACCTCGGCAAGCCCGTGTTTCAGTGGACCACCGAGTTCACGACCAACGGAAAGAAGCCCGAAACTGCATGGAGCGTGCCCCAATGAAGAAACTAAGGATGCTGCGTTCGTTCCGAAGCTACCGCGCCGGGCAGGTGGTGGAGATCCCCGGCGGGCTCGCCCAAGAGTTGATTGCCAAGCGGTTCGCGGTGGAGGACCGGCAGCAGGAGTTGATCGAGACGGCCGCCGTCGAGCACGACGTGGAGACGGCCGACGCCACGCCCAAGCGGAGAAAGCGAAAGTGATGTACCGCAGCCTCAGCCGCCAAACGCCCCCCGCCGTGGAGCCCGTGACGCTCTCCGAGGCGAAGGCCCATTGCCGCATCGACAGCACCGCCGATGACGCTTATGTGGCCAGCCTCATCACGGCGGCCCGCGAGTGGTGCGAGCAGTACCTAGTCCGCACGCTGGTCTACACGCAGTGGGTGATGCGGTTTGACCGATTCCCCACGTCGGGCATCGAGGCGATGGAGCTGCCCCGCCCGCCGATGGCCGTCGCTGGCACGGCCACGGCCGTGTCGCTCACGTTCACGGCAGACGGCGGCACGACCGGCACCTATGCCGTGGATCAGTTCCGAGTGGATCGCCAATCGACGCCGGGCACCGTGCTCCCGATCTACGCTGGCACCTGGCCGCCGCACCGGATCGACGCCGGGGCGCATGCCGTGACGTGGTGGGCTGGCTACGGGGCCAGCGGCACCGACGTGCCCGCCGCGATCCGGCACGCAATGCTGATGCTCGTGGGCTTCTGGTACGACAACCGCAGCACGGTGCTCGTGGGCTCGATCTCCAAGGAGCTGGAGTTCGCCGTGTCGTCCCTGCTCGACTCGCAGAAGTGGGGCTCCTACCGATGATCGACGCCGGGAAGCTCCGCGACCGCGTTACCGTCCAGATTGCCAGCGGCACGACCAATGCCCTGGGCGAGACGGTGCTGGCGTGGAGCGATTCCTCGGCCGTGTGGGCGAGCGTGGAAGGCGTGAGTGCTCGCGAGGCGTTGCTGGCCGGGCAGCAGGAAACGAGCGTAACGCACCGGCTGCGGCTGCGGTATCTGCCGGGCCTCACGCAACAGATGCGGTTCGCATGGCGTGGCCGCACGCTGGAGATCGTCAGCCTGCTTGAGCACGGCAACCGTAGCGAGCACGAGGCCATTTGCCAGGAGCAGCAGTAAATGGCACAGGCCAGCGGTGCCCTTGAACTCAGCATGGAGTTTCCCGAACTGACGCAACTCCGCGAGCAGTTCAAGACGCTCCCGAAGAACATCGCCGCCAAGCACCTCGGGGCCGCTCTTCGCAAGGCTATGGCACCAGGGCAGGCCGCCCTGCGTAAGAGCACGCCGAAGGGGCCGACCGGCAACCTGCGGAAAAGCATCAAGACCAAGATTAAGGTGTACGCCAAAAACGGCAACGCCGTGGGCCTCGTCGGCTACGAGATTGGCGGTGGCAGTAAGGGATACCACCAGGGCTTTCTGGAGTTCGGCACCAAAGAGCGAAAGACGAAGGGGCCGGTGGCGTCGAGCTTCAAGCAGCGCGGGCAGTTCACAATCGCCCGCCCGCGAAAACTTGGCAAGCCACCGAAGAACCTCTTCGGAGCGGCAGGCGACCGCTACGCCGCCCGCTATCGCTCCAGGCTGAAGGTGCAGACGAACCCCAAGTATCCAAAGGCGTTCTTCAAGCGGGCCGCCGATGGCGAGGTCGTGAAGCTCGGCAAGATGCCGGTCGGTGGACGCACAGGCGTGCCGCCGGTGAAGACAGCCTTCAACCAGGCCCAGCCAGCGATGCGAAGCCTGCTCCAGCAGGAACTGGCCACAAGGCTTGAGAAGGCACTGAACGAGGTCAAGGGCCGCGTAGCAAGAGGGCTCATCACATGAAATCCCCCGAAGCCGTTCTCCGCAGCGTTCTCGTGACGAACACCGTCACGTCGTCCATCGTGGGCAGCCGCGTTTTCCCGCTCTTGGCCCCGAAGACGGCGGCCCTGCCGTTCGTTATCTGGCGGCGCTCGGGCATCAGCCGGGAGCACACGCTGGCCGGGCCGATGGGCGTGCCGAACGTAAGCGTGGAAATGCAGTCTTGCGCCACCACCTACGAGGATGTGCGGGAACTGGCTGACCGCGTGCGTCTGGTTCTGGATGGCTACGGGGGCACTCTGAACAATACAGAAGTGAAGCATGTGTCGCTGGAGCAGGAATCCGACGACTTCGTGCAGCTGGCAGGCGGCGACCTTCCGCCGGTGTACCAAGTAACTCAGACCTTTAACGTCCTCTGGCAGGAGACTTAGCAGATGTCAGCAACGCCGCATGATGGATCGGGCACCACGTTCTCGTTCGGTGGCACCGCCTTCACCGTCACCAACATCGTCGTCAGCAACACGGACCCGGCCGCCGACGACACCATTGACGTATCGCATCTCGGCCTGACCACCGGCAACAGCGTCCGCACCATCAGCCGCCCACTCCAGGGCTCGGCAACGGACACGGGCCGCGAGGTCGTGGTGGACTACCTCGGCACGAACATCATCAAGGACGCTTCGACAGGCACGCTTGTGCTGACGGTCGGCGGTTCAGCGGCGATCAGCGCCGCCGCGACCGTCTCGGCTTCCACGCTGACGTTTGCGACGAACGACGCCGTGCGGGGCCAGGTCACCTTCAAGGTCGCCCGGTACTAAGCCTGACGGAGGCCCGTCATGGCTAACGAGTGCGCGGGCGTTACGGCTTCGTGGGACTCCACGAACTTCGGCGAGGTCGTGGAGATCAAGATCAACGCGGGCGGCAGTCTGCCGCTCGCGCGGGCGAGCACCTGGGCATTTGACGTTGGCACTATAGATATCTCGTGCCTGAGCACTGCCAACGTCTCGCTGGCCCAGTACGGCAAGAAGGCCACGCTCGCCATCTCTGGCGGCGGGCTGACCTTCTCCACAAAGGCGATTTGCGAGCGGGTGCAACTCTCGGGCAAGGTCAACGACATCGCACGGTATGCGGTGACGTTCAAAATCACGCCCGAATGAGGACATGCGCATGGCACTGACGGCAGAACAGATCTTGGCAGCGGACGACCTTGGCCTTCTCAAAGTGAACGTGAAGGAGTGGGGCGGCGAGGTCTATATCCGCGTGATGACCGTGGGCGAGCTCGACGCCTACCAGAAGGAATGGGTGGGCAAGCGCGAGACGGGCGTGGACAACTTCCGCGCCAAGTTCCTCGCTCGCTGCCTGTGCGACCAGGCGGGCCAGCGGCTGTTCAGCGACGAGCAGGTGGAGAAGCTGGCGGCGAAGAGCGCGAAGGTGGTGAGTCGGTTGTTCGACAAGGCTGCCGCCCACAACGCCATCACCGATAAGGACGTGGAGGAACTGGCAAAAAACTAAGCATCCGCCCGACGCGCAGGTTTCTGTTTCGTTTGGCGGGGCATTTGAAGATGACGGTGGGCGAGCTCGAGCGGCGCATGTCGGCCGTCGAGTTCGCGGAGTGGTTGGCTTACACGAGGTACTTCGAGGCGTTGCCGGATTCGTGGCGGGAAACGGGATTACTGGCGAGCGCGGTGCTCGCCCCGTATTCCGCCAAGGGCAAGGCACCGCGTGCAGAAGACTTCGTGCCGATAGAAAAACCGCCGCAGCATCAGCAGCAGATGGTGGATCAGGTCAAACAGTTGCAGCAGATTTTCAACAGCGGGTGAGCAATGGCGACAGTAATCGGCGTTGGCATGCAGATGACGGCGAACGCCTCTGGCATGACCAAGGGGCTTTCCGACGCCGACAAGGCACTGCAACTGCTTCAGAAGATCGTCGAGCAGAACCAGCAAAGCCTGCAAAAGTTTTCTGCCGAAGCAGACAAGACATCGGCAAGCGTTGAGAAGCTCGCCGACAACACGTCTTTCTTGGCAACGATAGAGGTTGGCCGTGTTCTTGTTGATGTCGGCCAGGCCATTGCCTCAACTTTTACGCAAGTCGGAAGCACAATTACGTCAATCGCTGGCCCGGTCAGTTCGGCGATTGACTCGCTCAATGACTTGTCCGCGCGCACCGGCGTCAACGTGGAATCGCTCCAGGCGTATTCGCTGGCTGCGAAAATGGCTGGCGTTGACACGGCTTCATTTGCAAAGGCCGCGCAGGCGCTGGCGGTTAACATCGGCAAGGCGGCCCCCGGCGATGCGCTGGACAAGTCGCTAAAAGGCATAAATCTGAGCGTGGCGGAGCTGCGCACGCTGTCGCCAGAGCGGCAGTTCGCCGCGATCGGCGACGCCATCTCCGTGCTTCCGACCGCAGCGGATCGCGCTGCGGCGGCTGTTGCCGTCTTCGGAAAGCAAGGCCTCGCCTTGGCTCCGCTCTTCCGCGAGGGGGCGGCCAGCATTGACGAGCTTACTCAAAGGGCCAACCGGCTCGGCATCATCGTTAGCGATGTGCAGGTAAGCAACATTGCCGACATGAACGATGCATTTGACTTGGTGTCAGCCACCATTCAAGGCATCATCGGGCAGGTCGTTGGCAACCTCGCCCCGGCGGTCACGGACGTGACGAACCAGTTCTTGCGATTCGTGGAGGAGTGGAGCCTACAGGGCGACGGCGGCACCGGGATCGCCAACGCGATCACGGACGTGCTCTTGCGTGGGGCCGAGATTTTTGCGGGCGTGTTCGACCAGTTCGTGGGCAATTTCGGCGGTTTTACCACGTCGATCACCGAAGCCAGTGCGGTGTTTGAGTTCGTGGCCAACACCTTCACGGCCCTGACTGAATCGCTGCGGCAGGTGTTCAACCTTTTTGAGATGGTCGGCAATGGCATCATGCTGGCCATCGGCAAGCTGCTCGAAGAGGTCGGCGCGTGGGTGTCTGACGATCTCGCTCAGGTTGGGGCCGACCTCGCAAACGAGGCGTCGGCCGCAATGGCCCAGAACCAGAAAGAGTTCCTCGAAGCCGGGGCCAACTCGTTTCAGGCCGGACTGAACGCCGTGGGCCTTGGCGAGGGCGAGACCTCAGCGGCCGCGCGTGGGCAGGGTGCCGCCACGGCCTACGTCCAGTCGTTCCGCGAGCAGGTGCAGGCGAGCCAGGCCCCAGAGATCAAGGTGGCCACGAACCTTGATACGACCGAGGAGCGGCTCCAGAAGTTTCTCGCTACTGCGACCGACGGCGGCTCGGAGTTCTTGCGTCAATCCACGCAAACGCTCGACACCTTCCAGAAGATGACCGAGGAAGGCGGGCTGACGGCCGATCAAATCAAGATCATGAACGGGTTCATGGCGAACCTGAATGCCGAACTCGACAAGGAACTTGCCACGCGGCGAGAGGCAATCGAAGCGACGGCCAAACAAGCCGAAGAAGACCAGAAGCGAATCAAGGAACTGTTGAAACCGAGCGAAGAAGCAGACAAGGTGCAGAGCGACCTTGACGCTGTTTACCGCGAGCAGTCGCGAGTGCAGGAACAACTTGCCGCCGCACGCTCGGCCGCTGTCAGTGCGCAAACGGAATCCGCAAGGCAGTTGGCGCAGAAGGAAGCAGCCGCCGCCGCCGCGAGCCTTGCCAGCCTTGACCAGATTGAAGCAAAACTCAAAGAGACTCAGCAGGCCGCAAAGCAGGGTTTCTCTGATGGCTTCGCCAAGCAATTCAAAGAGACAGAGAAGGCGATTGAATCCGCCCGAGTCAAAGCGAGCGATTTTGGCAGGACAGGTCTTTCGGCCGCCTCGGCCCTAGCGACCGGCGTTGCCGCGTTGCAAGAGCGTGCTCGCGCCGGGTTTCTGAACAAGGCCGAGTACGACCAGCAGTTGGCTCGCCTGCAGGGGTTTTTTGAGGAAGCCCTAAAGCGAGAGCAGGAGAACCAGAGGCTCGTTGCCGAGACGAAGCAGGCCGCAAATGTTCGGGTGGAGCAGTTCCTGAAGGCTCAACTTGACGAGCGCACAAAGCAGGAAATTGCACAACAGGAGGAGATCGCAAAGCGAAAGCAGCAGTCGCTCGAAAACGTCGCGGCGTTGCAAGAGCGCATCGCCACGCAGGAAAAGGCGGTGGCCGCCGCTCGGGAGGGCAAGGATTTAGGTGCGGCCCGCGCTCGCCAAGCCGAACTGACGCTTCTGAAAAAGACGCTGGTTGAGGAGAAGAAGATCGCCAACGGCCGCCAGCAGGCCAACCGCCAGCAGGCCCAGCAGTTGCAGCAGGGCAACACCGCCGCCCAGCAGTTCCAATCGCTCGTCGCCCGCCAGAACGACGCCTTCCTGCAAGGCTTCCAGAACGCCTACGCCGGGGCCAACGCCGCCTTGGCCCAGAGCGCCCGCGTCGCCGAGGAGCAGGCCCGCCGGATGGAGGCACTGACGCGGCCGACAAACGCCACCGTCAACGTCGCCGACATTCGCACCGCCGAGGGCCAGGCGTTGGTGCAGGACGTGGCGGCCCAAGCCCAAGACCCCGCGCTGATCGAGGCCCGGTTGCAGACGCGGCTCCTGAACGCTATCGCGGCGGGCATCACGGGTGCCTCGGCCAACTACTTCAACCAGCCGGTGGCGATTGTCGGCGCGGCGAGAATGGGGTGACCATGAGCGTTGTTTCGACCAAAGAACTGGCGCAGACGTTCGAGCGTGAGGTCGGCAGGCCCGCCATCGTCAAGCGTCGCTTCGTCTGCGTTCTGGCCGACGGCACGCTGCAAAACGACCCGGCCACGGAACTGGAAATCCTGGCCGCCGTCTTTAACACGACCACGGGGGTGATCGCGTCCTCTGCGATTTTCGGAGAGCCGCACCCACGGCTTGCGGCGTGGAAGCTGCGGAAGTTTTGGATCAACGAAGGATTCGAGGGTTCGCCCTATCACGTCGAGGTAGTGCTGGAATACGGCATCGTGCGTGACGAGGAGTTCGTGACGCCAACCTCGCGCCCCACCGTGTGGAGCTTTGAGGGAAGTAGCGGCGAGTTTCCGGCCCTGCGTTATTTCGACGGCAGCGGCAACGGCACGACCTACCCGCTGACGAACTCGGCCTTCGATTTCTATCCCGGCTTGATGACCACCGAGAGCGTGGTGCTGATGAAGGTCACGAAGAACTTCGCCGCGTTTCCGTCAGGATGGTACGCCGCGAACAACAGCGTGAACGACGCCACCTACTTCGGCTGCGCCGCCCACACGATCCGAGTGGCTGGCATCGACACGACCTACGAGTATGAAGAGTTTGGCGGCAGTGTCGTGAAGTATTGGAAGGCGACGGCGACGCTGGCCTACCGCCAGAGCGGCCACAACCTCTTGCTGCCAGATGTGGGTTTCAACTTCATCGACGGCGGGCAGAAACGTCGGGCGATGGTGTTTGATTTTCAGAATAGCGAATGGGTGCCGTCGCCGAATCCCGTTGGGCTCAACGGCAGCGGTGGCCTGAACATGACCGGGAACGCGACGGTGCTGAATCGTCGCGTGAATCCCGAGGCTAGTTTCGCAACGGTCTTCGGGACGCCGCCAACATGACGCCGAGCGACCGCGACGCCGTACAGTTCACGCGCGAATCTGCCGAGCGAATCGCGAACGTGGTGCGCGCGGCGGAACTGACGCCGACACGCGGGCGGGCCTTGTCGTTCGAGGCCATCCAGCAGAGTGCGAGCCGCAAGACCTTCCGCATGGCCACCTTCACCGGCGCGTGGTCGATCAACGGCACGAAGACGGTCACGCTGCGCGGCTCGACGGCAACGCTGTCGGCAGTGAACCTCGTGTGCGGACTGAACCCGACCGGCTCGTGCGACGCATCAATCGCCAAAGACGGTACGGCGTGGTATCTGGTTCAGCCAAATCTCACGCAGCAGCCTGGATATTCAGCCAGCGGGACGCAAGTGATGACGATTGTTGACGGCTCGCTAATGTGGTTCGGCGTCGCGACCTGCTCCACGGCAACGGCTTCTCCATGACGCTCATCAACCAAGGCGGGAGTTTGCTGCTGCGAAACGGCGCGCTCGCCACGGGGCAGGCGTGTTGTTGCGGCGGATGTTCCGGCCCGTGCTCCGACACGAACCCCTGCCAGCCTAGCTGCGTGTGCGACTACTCAAGCGCCACTACAGCCTACAGGTGCATCAGGAATGGCGTAGTTGATCCGCTGCTCACTACTGAGGCTGCGTGCGAAGAGTGCGCTACCGAGTGCGATTACAACCAGTGCGACGAATACATGCATGTAGAGGAAGGACAGTCTTGCCCTGAAGGCTGGATGTCAGATGGCTATGGCGGCTGCTATCGGACTACCTACCCGTCATCTTGTAGCCAGTGCAACGGCTACTGTTATTCAGAAGGATGCACTAGCACGGGCAACTGCGGGCAGTGGACGCAGTACCAAATCGGTAACTGCGTGGCTGCCCCAAACTGCTGCGAGGCTGAAAACGTGCAATTGCAGATCACGCTTGAAATATCTGGGATGGCGGACGGCACGCTGACGGGCTGCGGCTGCCTGGACGGCACTTACGTTGCCGATGTCGTTGACTGGGTCGAGTACCCAGGGATTTCTGTCCCCGGAGGTGGGTCTGGGGCGAAGTTGCTTTTGCAGCCTGGATGCGTGGCGACAGACGCGAACGGCGACCCTGTTCCTGGGCAGGTAGCCCTTGAATGGTTGTGTACTGGAACCTACGGCTTGGCCGACTGGGGATTCCGCCTGCCGCCGCAGCCTGGCGCGTACCCACTAACAGATCAAATGCGAGTCACATTTAGTGGCGGCGTGGCGTGCGTTGGTGGCCAAGGAGACGATCCAGATTATTTCGCTGGCGGCAATTACAAAAACCCGTTTTTCGGCGGGTGTGACACGTCTGGGCTGTACGCAAAGGTAACCATTCAGTGATTGCCTGCGATTTTGTTGCCAAAGCGGAAGACTCTGAAGGCCGCGTGCAAGTCGTGTGCGTGCGCTGCGGCCGATCTGTTCGCGTCAATGCTTCGCACGTCGGCCGCGTCTACGCAAACTGCCGCAACCAGACGGCAGCGGTGGCACAGGCTCCAAAGGCTGGCCCCGGAACGGAGCTATCCAAGATCCTTAAGCGCTTCGGCATTGAGCCGACGCCGACGTGCAAGTGCCGGGCGAAGGCCGCCCAGATGGACGCCTGGGGCTGCGACGAGTGCAGCAAGCCGGAACGGATCGACGAGGTGGTGGCTGTGATGCGAGAGGAAGCCAAGGCGCGCGGCCTCCCGTTCGTTGACATGGCCGGTAGGGTGCTGGTGAAGCGGGCGATCAGCAACGCCCGCAAAGCGGAGGCCCGCCGTGCCAAGGAAGCCCAGCCAGCCGAAAGCGGCCCGGCCTAACCTCGCCGAGCTCGACTACGAGGACGACGACGCCTCGCCGCCGTTCACCTTGGACGAC